ATAACAAGTTGCTTAACTCAGTTTTCTTCAGTTGAAACAATGAAAAAAAAGATACAAATAGTGGCTACATCATTTGAGAGTATCTGGAGAAATGCCGAATACAAAATTGTATGTGATGCTTTCATCAATCCAAAAGTAATTAAATTCATTGAATACTTTGAATATGTTAAGTCGCCACAAACTATCGAGAGTTGTTTTATTGGACATAGCCCTTACAAAAATGTTTTATTTATGAAAAATGAATATATTCCAGAAATAAGGAGATGTGTAGAATTGAGACGATACAAGGAATTTGACAATACGATAGACCTGCTCCAAAACCAACTATTAGCATCATTAAGAAACGGCAAGAAGTGTGTATTTGTAACAGCCAGTAAAGCAAGAGGCGAAGAATATTTACAATTAATTATTAAAGAACTGCCTGATATTAAATATAAGTTTTATAATGCCAATAATAAGCGAGACGGAGATGACTTATTGAATGTGAAAGAAAAATGGATTGAGTTAGATTTCCTTTTATATACAAGTAGTATTACGGTAGGCGTTAATTTTGATGTTTTACACTTTGATGAATTGTATATGTATTCTTCATGTAAAAGTAGTATTGTGAGGGACAACTTCCAGTCGTCTATGAGGTGCCGCCATATTAGGGACGATATTATGTATTATCAACTATTTGATACACCATTTGGAATAGAGGCTGACATTGTTGATAGTTTTGACAAAGTAAAAGCAATTGTTGAAACGAAGAGCCATAGGGAAATTGAACTTGAAAATATACTGATGAATGAAGAGAGCGATGTTTCATTGGTAAGATGGAAAGAAATGCCAAAATGGTTACTAAACGTCCATTTACATAATACATACGAACGCAATATTTCTATTCTACACCATCGTGAATTATTCAATTATTACTTACTACAATGTAATTATAAAAGCTTTGATATGCCTGACATCGAAGAAACACCAGCCGAGTTAATTCCTATTAAGTTTATGAAATATAATGATATTCATTATACCATTGTTAATGTTGCGTATCTGGAGCAGAAAGTAATTAACGATAGGGGAAATTTTACAGAACTGGAAAAAATACAATACCAAAAAATTATGTTTGATAAGCAAATTTCCGATAGTCCTGATAGAGGCGATTTATATGACTACTTCTTTGACCCAGAAAAGTATAATAAGAACAAATATTTTAATTGCCTACTTGAAAAAAGGTATGATATAGTTAAACTCGCGAATAAAGAAAGAGACGAGAATGTTTTCAAAGAAATATCACAAAAAAAAACCCAGAGATTACGGTGTATTCAAGAATTATTACATATACTTAATATTACGAAATCAACTGCCGTTGTATCTTTTACACAGGACTTCATATTAAGCAACTATGAAAGTATTGTGAGTAAGCGAAATGATTGGTTTTTGGCATTTGGAATACGAGACCGGAAAGATGAAAGTAAAAAGAAATCTACAAAAATGCGTCATATTACCGATATAATTAACCCAATATTAGAAAAATGGAGTGGCTCAGAGTTGAAGATGGGGAAAAGGCAGCAGAAAAGGGTAAAGGGAAAAATTATTGATGTATCACAATATTCCATCATTCCACCACTAAATCTTGATATTATTGGAATGTTTGAGAATTAAGGGTAATTACATATTACAATTATTAGTTCTGGATCTGTCACACTCAAGGCAAAGCCTATATCCTTAATTCTGCCTTGAGTGTGACAGACCCATAACCTCCAGAAAATCAAAAATCATAACCCTATATTACCATTAATATCAACAATTCTCATAATACCAATAATTGTATATGAAAACCTTACAAATAAACTTTTAAGAAAAAATTGACACTTTGACACTTTTAATATTAAGTTATATCAAAATAACAAACATCAAAACTATAAAAAAAATGATATAAAAGGAATTAATATATTATATAATATATAACCCGCCCCAAAAAATGAAAATCTGTTCCCAATGTTTTCAACCGCAACACACTTATAAGTGCTTCCCAATTAGTCACCCTACGATTAGCATCAATATTGATACAAATACACCTTATAGTGTTATGCTATTAGTTCTGCAGTCTGCAGGTATAAAAATTAAACGCAGTTCATATTCTGTCCCTCCCCAAATTTCTGGTTTTATGGAAACGACCCCAATTACAGAAACAATTGAAGAATTATCATCATCGGAAGAAGAAGAAGAAAATGAAGAAGAAGAAGAAAAAAAAACGCAAAAATATTTACTCCAGAAGACAAGAGCCTGAACTATCTTAAATATGATGATTGTAAAGAAAAGAATGAAGAGATACTACGAGAGTATTTTATGGACGATGCGATTGTAGATGAAATATTAAACGATTGTAATTATATATCAAGTATGCCTCCTAAAAATAAACTTGTAGCGTATTTAACTGCTGTTTCAAAGATGAAACCTATAAACAAAGAAAAAGTATTAGACTTATCAACAAGCGAGTTTAAAATAAAAGACCCAGATGCCAAAGCAACCGCTCCATCTATATTAACAAATGTTGTAATTGATAATATTTTAAAGGTGTCTAAAACTGATATACGAGTAGTTTTATCTTTATTGTCCGTTTTAGGAACTAAATTTTATGAGAAAATTAAAAGTAGGGACGTATTTTATACTAAAATTAGAAAGCCAATACTTGAAAAGTATGGAAAAGAAAGCAATGAATATAAGCAGACGCTTGACTTGATGAAAATAACCAAAGAACAGAGAACCGAACTAAACAAGAATTATAATAAAATGGTGAAAGACCGAAATAAAGACCCTGATATTTTTTATTCAAAGGATATATTGAATATTATTGAAAAAACGCGAGACGACCCCGATTGGGCGAAACAAGCGGTTGGTTTAATGATTGCGTATGGAGGTCGCCCTGTTGAAGTAATATCAATGAATACATTTAAAATTGACAAGAACAAAAAGAATTATATTATAATTGAAAATATCGCAAAGAAACGAGCGGATAAAAAGGATACTGTAGGACATAGACCTTTAATAGGATATAAGCCCAAGGACTTTATAGTTGCTGTTAATGACTTGCGAGATAAATTAAAAGATAAAAAAATATTTATAGAAACTGGTAGTGATAAAGGGCAGATGCAAAAATCAGTTTCAAACAATATTAAAAAAAGTATGGCAGTTTTATTTCAAGGGTTAGTAAGCCCGAGTAAAATAAAAGCATCGTTATGTAGAAAGTTATATGGGAATATGTCGCATCTCTTATATGGTGGGCATATTAATTTAAATGTGTGGTTGGGGGACGTCCTTTCCCACGATTCCGAAGACAAAGCCACGTCTTTTTCATACTCTACTGTTAAAGTTTTAGAAGGAACACAAGAAAGTCAAAAAGATAAAAAAACTGAAATAAGTGAATTAAAAGAAGAAAAGGTTAAAATGGAGGAAAGGCTGGATACATTAACATATGACCTTGAAGAGTGTAAAAATGAATTAAAAGAGAAACCAGTAAAAACGATGAGAAATATTGATTATGACAAAAAAATAACAATAGTAAATGACACGATTGACAAAATGGTTGAAGACGGTGTAAAACTATCACAAGACTCCGTTATTCTTCGGTCGGGTGTAGGTTGGCGAATAGTTCGTGTGGTCTTAGCGGAGTATAGAAATAAAACGACTTAAAGCGATAAAAGATAATATATATCAAAAATGCCAGATTATCAAAATGGGCAGATTTATGCGTTAAGAAGTTATCAAACGGATTTGATATATATCGGAAGCAGTTGTCAACCGTTACACAAAAGACTACACGGACATAAAAAAAATTATAAGTTATGGCAAGATAATAAATACAGTTATGTAACTTCATTTGAGATTATTAAGTTTGCTGACTGTTATATTGAACTTTTGGAAGATTACCCTTGTAATTCAAAAAATGAATTAAATCGAAAAGAAGGGGGTTGTATTAGAAGTATGGCGTGTGTGAATAAGAAAGTTGAAGGAAGAACACCGGAAGAATATTACGAATACAATAAAGAACAAATATTAGAATATCATAAAGAATATTATGAAGACAATAAAGAACAAATATTAGAATATCATAAAGAATATTATGAAAACAATAAAGAACAAATAGCAGAAAAAGCGAATAAAAAATACGATTGTAAATGTGGGAGTGTCGTGAGCCACGGCAAAAAAGCAAGGCACAACAAATCCCAAAAACATCAATCATATCTTGCGTCTATTACCAATATTTAAAATAATTATATAAGCAATATGAATTATAAAATTATGGTCTTTATTATGGAAAAATTACAAGAAGGATATACTATAAGAAAAATAGGATATAACACATATTCATTTACAATCAATTCCGACATTCCGTTAGAATTATTTTTATCTCCGTATCTATATAAATGAAAATATCATTAGAGGAACTGGAATTAGAGCCGTTAGATGATGCCGATATTAAGTATTATTTACCAGATTCTAAAATAATCGTGTATAGTGACTTACAAAACGTAAATAACATCGAAGACCTACTGCCTCGAAATAATACATATTTTATTCTACTTTATCAACTCGAATCTAAAAATTCAGGTCATTGGGCTATATTATCTAGAATAGACGATGTCATCGAGTATTTCGATAGCTATGGAAAACCTCCAGATTATCCAATCAAGCATTGGGCGATTGATCAATTCAAAAATATTCCACATCAACTATCTCACATATTAGATAAAACCAACTTAATTGTTGTGTGCAACACGATATGTTTTCAAAATATGAAAATCAAGAATATGTCAACTTGTGGTGCGTATGCTGTTATGAGAGCTTTGGCTCTTGTAGAATACGGATCTACATTAGGTCAATTTAACGTATTACTTCAAGAGTTAAAACCACCTAACCTTACTTATGATGAATTGATTGTTGGTTATATCAGTCAACGATGATTTTGACTTTTTTAGGTCTGCCTCTTCCTTTCGGAATAAGTTTATCCAACGCTTCGGCTCCAATTTGTAAAGGTATACCAATCTCAGGAATAATAGACCCAATAGTTTTAAAAGGTATTAAGAACCCGTGGATAAAATCAAGAAATCCTTTTTTAACGTTTGGATTAATACCAGCACCGACTACATAGCGCTTCGAATAGTTTGCGTGGATTTTCTTAATTAATTGTTTTACACGTTCGTCTTCTTTTTTACTTCCTCCACTAAGCTTGTTTGCCACATTTACAATATCTGTAACTGTATTTGCAATTTTATTCGTAATTGGTAAAGTGTCACGCGCTTCTTGAAAATCTTGATATACAAAGGTATTGATTGTATCATTATACAAATTATTTGCTGTTAAAACATCTTTGACAAACATTTGGCAATTATTAGAAAATGAACTATATCTGTGTATTTTTTCTTTTCCAAATCTATCAACGGCTTTAGTTAGCATACTACGCAATGTCATTGAATTGACAGCATATGGGACATCACATATTTCAGTCTCGTTACTTGTTTTATACGTGGTATCAATAGTAACTACGTGATTTTTCTCAAGAAGCACATTCTTATCACCGATGCGTAATATGATAGCCAAATGAAACAGTTTGTCATAGCCTACCTTCTTCATCATAGCATCAAACCCACCAAGCGAAACCTTGTTAATGATAGTCTTATATACATTGCTAATTGGTGTTCTGTAAATTGATATCTTCTGAATAGGTTTATCACCATATTCTTTCAACATTTTATTTGCCTTATTGTTAAAATCAAGTTTTACACTGAATAGATTAGTAACAGATGACTTAACTTTATTAAATATATCCATAATACCAGCACCATGTAATTTAGCGTGTTTTTTCTTTAATATTCCGACAGTTACTGTAACATTATCGTGTTTTTCTTTCTGGTAACTTTTACTTTTAAAATACTTTCTATCCATATTGATAATTTCATAATATTTCTTTTTATCAGTAATTTTTAAATCTGATTTGCCTGTCAAGTTCTTTACAATCTTCTTTAGTTTTGTTTGAGTGATTGGTTTATTTACCTGTAATTTATAAATACAATGCTCCATTTATTATATTATATATAATATATAATATAATAATAATGAACGATAGTAATAATGACAATCAACATATTTATTATGACCTGAATATTATTAACTCGAATCAAAACTCAACGAGTGATCCACCTCGATTAACCTTTAATGACATCAGAAATAATAGTTTGCTATCAAACCCATCTGATTATTTCCTTAGTGTGGTAAGGTTCAATCTTCAAACAGCAAACTCACTACCAGTATTCATACCAGAGATACAACTGAATGGTAACTTAGACCCCGATTACACGATTTATAGTTTTACGATGAAATATAAGGGCGTGTCCAGTAGCCAACGTTTCGTGTTCTATCAATGTGAGAATAGTCAGCAACCACCAAGTATGCCGTTAAGTGCGGGTCAGAATTACAATTTACCGTATTATTACGTTTCATCATTTGATAACATCGTAGATATGTTTAACCTTTGTTTAATTGATGCGTTCTCGTTATTATCGATAAACGTGGCAGGGAGTGGATTAGGTCTCACAATGCCAACAATTAATCCACCGTTTCTAGAATGGGATTATGATAGTTCCAAGTTCATACTGAATGCAGACGTAGCAGGCTTTGATATGAAGAGTTTTAATAACGTTGAGATTTACTGTAATACGTCAATGTATATTCTATTGACAGGTTTGCGTTCAACATTTCTTTCATCTAATTCGTTTGATGGTAGCAATTACCAATTCATAATAAATAAAGAGCCTAATGATTTAAATATATATAAACTCCCAACATACAATGCCATACAATGCTATCAGCAATATTCGTCTGCTGCGTTATTTAGCCCTATATCAAGCCTCGTATTTACATCTGCTTTAATTCCAGTAACACCTACAAATACGTCAAAGCCGACAGTTCTCGGTAATAACAGTTTAACAAGTTCTGGTAATAACAGTAATATTTCAAGTATGATTACGGATTTTGAAGTCCAAGGCAGCAATGGATATGGATATCAGTCAAGTATTGAATATATTCCAAGTGGGGAGTATAGGTTGGTTGACATGTGTGGTAGTGGAAATACGATGTTACAGAATATAGAAATTAGCGTGTTTTGGAAAGATTCATACTCAAATCTACACCCTTTATACTTACAATCTGGTTGTCGTTGTGATTTGAAGATTATGTTCCGTAAAAAGACGTTTCAGAGAAACTAATTTTTTCACAAATTTATTTTCTTGGTAAGTATTATAAAACAAAAAAATGTCAACCGATTTTCACAAAGTTTTAGTCAAAGATGGTAGAATTGCCAATTTAACAAGCGATATTGGCTACGCCGTCAATAAAGGCGGTCAGCAAGTCACAAGCGCTAGCTTTAATACAATCTCGCCTGGTTCAACTTCCAGTCAAGTGTTTAATATTCAAGTGCCGAGTCAAGAAACTATCGTTGACCGTCATGTGCTATGGACGGCTACTATTACATTGAAGGTAACGGGTAACTGGACTGGAGCGGGTGACGAGGGACAAATCATTAACTACGGTATTAATGATGTAATTTCAGCGTTCCCACTTCATCAGTTATGCACCACAATGAGTTCTACGATTAACAACAATACCGTATCATTAAACGTTCGTGACGTATTACCCACTATGCTACGTATGATTGACGACAGAGAATTAGCACAATACAATAACACGACACCAGTCCAATACGATAAATACGCAAGTTACAATTCGGGTAATCCGTTTGGTGGCGGAGGTTCAAACGTCAAAGGACCAGAGCCAAACACTCCAAATAGTCCGTTCGCAGGATACGAGCAAATTAGCGATAATTGCTTACATCCAAGAGCAACATTCGCTCTAGAGGCAGTTGGGAAAGATTATAACAACGGTGTAATTAGCGCTCCATTGGCGGCTTTAGCCAATGGAACAGCAACACCAAGTGTAACGGGATACGTTAGAATTCGAGTAAGCGAACCACTATTACTCAGCCCCTTCTTATTCGGAAACCCAGAGAACAACGCAGGAATGTATGGACTACAAAATTTGAATTTTCAATTTAACTTGGGTGATTGTTCCAGAGTCTGGCGAACTACAGGTTTGGCTGCTGATAATTTCACAGGATATGCTGTTACCTTACAGGACATCACCGATTCATCACTCAACTTTATGTTTATTACACCTCACCCGTCCGACTTATTAGCAAGTCGGTGTGTAGTTCCGTTTTATGAACTACCTCGGTATATTTCCCAAGGCACCACTAACATCGCAGCAGGAGCACAACCAGCATATGTTGGAGGTCCTCTGCTACCTGCCACTCAGACCCTTCAATTTAGTTCTATTAGTTTGAATCAAATCCCCGACAAATTAGTTATTTTTGCGCGTATCCCGTTAAGCTCACAAACGTATTCTAATACAGATTCATACTTTCCAATCACTGGCATTCAACTAAACTGGAACAATAACTCTGGTATCTGTAGTAGTTATACTCAACAAGACCTATTCGCCTGTAGTAAAAGAGCAGGGAGCAATCAATCTTGGGACGAATTCAGAGGATATGCTTACACTTCTAATGGAGGTGTTTTAACGACTGCTGGTAACGGTGCTGGTGCTTATGTTCTGACAACAGGTAGTGCTTTAATGCTTGATATGGGACGAGACGTAAATATCGTCGAGGATTACTATGCTCCAGGTAGCATCGGTAATTTCGTGCTAAATTTCAATCTTAGCATTCAGAACTTTACACCATATACTGGCGCTGTAGAGCTTGTTGTGATGACAATGATTAGCGGAGTGTTTGTTACTGAGAGAGGCACAAGCAGCACATATACCGCCCTGCTGTCGAAACAAGATGTATTAGAGGCAAGCGAACAAGAAGCCGTTCCACACTCGTCCGTCAAGAGGCTCGTAGGCTCGGGATTTCTCGACAGTCTAAAGTCGGTGTTTGGTAAATTATTCAAGGCAGGACAAGCTGTTGCCCCATATGCTAAACAGGGTCTGAAACTGTATTCTGGAATCAGCGGTGCCAAGTATGGTGATAATGCTGGTAAAGCGGCTGATGTATTAGGTCAATTAGGTTATGGTATGAGCGCTGGGGGGCGGAGCGGTGGCGGAGGTAGCGGTGGTTCGCTTAAAAGTAGAATTCGTTAATTCCACTTCAAATGAAGTCTATAACAATTCGAAATTTATTTTCTCGGAGAAAGTATATATAAGAAAATAATATGATGTCCCATAACGACGAAATGAATGAAATTAAATTACTACAACGCAAAAATAAGGGGATTAAGCACTTGATAGCACAAGCAAAAATTGACGAAACTGGAGATATTGACGCAGGTAAAACAATGCTAAAAAAACTTGATAATTTAGAAGATAAACAGGGTAGTGGTATTCCAGTTCGGAAAATTGGAGGTTGTAGAAAACCTGTAACCAAATCAACTCGTCCCAAAACAGAGTGGCAACTTCTTGTAAGTCACACAATGAAAGAACAAGGCTTAAATCTGAAAGAGACGCTGAAATACATCAAGGAAAACAACTTGTATAAGAAATAATCAATTATTATTATTAAAAAACATATGTATATTATATACTATTATACATATGGTTTTATTTAGTGCTATACACGGGGAATATGTAAATGAAGACCAAGTAGCCAAGAAAGAAGTCATTAAAAGGCAATTCGCACATGTAGCAACAGCATCTAATGAATACGTTAGACCTTCACAACTCGACCAAAATATGATGTATAACTTTGATAAACTATTTGAAGATTTTAGAAGCTCAGTTGAAGGTGTGCTGTCGTCAGATTTTGAAGATTCACTAACATTGACTAAATCATACGAAATCATCAAAAAATACAATTATATTGCGTCATACCTAAAGAACATTGTAAAACTAACATCGCTTAACGAACGTGATGAAGAGAAGATAGAAACGAAATTTAAAGAGTTAGTGCCGAACTTACAAAACCTGTATAATGTAGCCGTTTCAAAAAACTTCATTGATGTCGGTGAAATTAAAGCTATGTTAGACAACGTTCAAAATCAAATGTTTCATACCGTTGCTTCAAATGTTCCAAATAATATAGATTCCAGAGTTAAGAACAGAAATCAAACGTTAAAGCAAGTTCAAGAAGCGGCTCAAGAACTCGGAAGGCTACGGGAACTACAAACAAAAAACCCATTTTTAAAACGCGACCGACGGTTTATGAAGGAACTTCAACAACTTGAAGAGTTTTTTGTTGGTTCTAACGTGGAGGAAATTAAAAAAACCCTTAAACATACAGGTGATATTGATAGTGATGACAACAAGCAATACATTCAAAATATAAAGGGCAATGTTGACAAGGTAAATCAACTCACAATGAACCCAAAACTCTTTCCAGTTTTTACTTCCGAAGAAAAAGGAAAACAAGAGAAAATAGAAGAAAGGAGGTTACAAAAGGAAGCAACTCGAGAAGAAAAGAAGTTACAAAAGGAAGCAACTCGTTCACTCAAAGAGGAAGCAACTCGTGCACTCAAAGAAGAAAAGAAGTTACAACAAACGGTTTTGGAACAAGCACAACAACAAAAAAAAAACAGTGTAAGGAAAAAAACTAAATAAAAAATATCGTTTAATTATATATAATGCTTAATCTTCAAAAAGTAGGGAAAAAGATATGCGAGATTAAAAACAGCACGCGCTATAAAAGAGGTAATAAAGTTTTTGTATGTAATGATACGTTTGAAGGTGATGAAAAAATTAAAGAATTCGATGAATTACAATTACAAAGCGGAGAATTCCAATTATCACCAAGTAAGACTATGGAACGCGTGACAATGTATATAACGTCTCCAGCAGGTGGAGGGAAATCTTATTTCGCTTCTCAATATATTCAAGAATATCATAAAATATTCCCTAAAAACGAGATTTATTTGGTGTCAGAGCAAGACGAAGACCCCGCCTTTGACAAATTAGATTATATAAAAAGGATTGTAATTGATGACCTTGATAACGACCCTTTACATTATCGCGAATTTGAGAACTGTCTTGTTCTGTTTGATGATATAGATTCAATAAAAGGAAAATTAGGAAAATCTGTAGATGCTTTGAGGGACAAATTATTGAAGAACAGCAGAAAGTTCAAAGTGTCAGTGATTTCAACTAACCATTCGTGCACAGGTCAGGACATTAAAGCAGTATTAAACGAATCGGAAATCATAGTGTTTTTTATGATGGGGTATAATAGATCATTAAAATATTTGCTTGAAAATTACATTGGACTGAATAAGAAAGCAATTGAAAAACTCAAAAAGAACGCTTCAAAGTCAAGGTGGTCTGCATATATTAAAGGTTATCCAAGCGTATTAGTTCAACAGAGATATATTACTACGATAAGTAAATTAGAGGAATTGAATTAGTTTTAAAATCTATTGTTATCATATAGGATATATAAATGTCGTTCAACATCTCAAGAATTCTAAATAATTTGTCATATATAACCAATCAAACTTTAAACACAACAGATGCAGTTGAGTTTGCTCGTGTTGATGTAACCGATCCTATAGTAGATAACGACCAATTGGCTACAAAGTTATATGTCGATACACATGGCGGTGGAGGTAGTTCTTCATCATTTCAAGATGTATATAATAATTCAGCAACACCCACTAATATAAATATTCTTGCTGCTAAACCAATAAATTTTATTGGACCTGCCCCTTCAAGTCAAACGGCATTAAAAATATTAAGTGATTTATCTGGATTTACTCGTGTTGAAGGTAATGCTGCTCGTTTTGATTTTATGGCAACCAATTCATTAGAACCATTAAGCGGTAGTAAAATTGATGTTGTTGGTGATACTGCTATTATAACCGATAAAACAAGTTTTACTCAAGACCAAGAATTTATAACTAAAAAATATGTTGATGATGCTATACCACTAGTGTCATTTCAAGATGTATATAATAATTCATCTAATCCCGCTGAAGTAGTACTAGAAAATAATAAACCAATAATTTTTAAAGATACATTAGACCAAGTAGCATTTACAATTTCAAGTGATGGTATATCAACTCAAGCGGGTGGTGTTAATGGTGGTTTTTATACTTCAAATATGAACCAAATAAAACGAGCAGATAATTTGGATACTCAAATACAAGTTATTGAAAATATACCATTAACAACTATTAGAACAACTTTTACTCAAGACCAAGAATTTATAACTAAAAAATATGTTGATGATAATATACCAGCATCACAAACACTTCAACAAGTTATTTATAACAGTGGAAATCCAATTATATGTGAAGTTAATTATGGTAACGAAATATATTTTAAGACAAATGATAGTGATAATCTCTTAACAATAAGAGCAAACTCAGTTAATGATTATGGAATATCATCTGAATATGCTAATTTAATTAATTTAACTAGCGCAATTTCAACAAGTGGAACTTTTATTAAAAATGGGGGGACAAATCAACAATATTTAATGGCTGATGGGTCATCATTACAATATAGTGCCAATAGTGGAAATAGTAATTTTTATTTATATAATAATACAAGTGGAATTATGACACCACCCCCCGCAAATGGTCAAGTAGGCTATAATAATGCTATTCAAAATGATGCTACTATAATTTATATATCTCATAGAACAAGGGACACAATAGACATAGATGTATTTTTAGCATTATTGTCAACTATTGAAGAAGTCTATATCCAAGATCAAGAAAATAGTCTAAATTACATTCGATACAATATAACTGCTGCTCCTACAATTATTCCAAATAATTATATATCAATACCCGTCATATCTTCTGACGCTGGCGGGACTGGATTGACTAACTTCGGAAATGGTCATAATATTTTAGTATCTTTCTTTACAAATTCTATTGAAGTTGATACACGATTAACATCATTAGAAGATGCAACACAATATATAAGTATTTTACCCCCTAATGGGATGGCTATAACATCAAGTTTATTCGCAGTTAAAAATTTAGCCAGTTATTTGGCGGGTGTACCCTTACAAATCGGTGCTAATGCTTCTTCTGTCGATATTTTAGCCACTAATTTAATTGCCAATACTATTTTAGCAACAACTGATGATACATATGATTTAGGATACCTTGGTAATCAATTTAGAAGAGGATATTTTGCGACTGCTTTAAGATGTCCAAGTTATGATGCTATTGCAGTCCCTCTCAAAATTGGGGATGTATTAGCAACTGCTGTTGATATTGGTAGAATTGGTTTAATAACTTCTATATTAGGCACAACCAATATAAATAGTGTTTATACTCTACCAAATACCGCTCCTTCAGTTGGTCAAGTTTTAACTTGTTCTGCTTTAGGTGCTTCAAATTGGATAACTCCAACACTTCCATCGGCTTTTGCCGATTATCAATTAAATTTTTCTCAAGCGGGAATCCTTACATCACAAAACGGATTTTTTCCAGCCACATCTTTAGTTGCTATTGGTTCAACTACAACCGCAATCACTACAACCAACGCTTCAACACGAAACAAAATTTTTAAATGTCAAAACCCCACATTAAGTGTCGCTGATGGTCAAAAAAGCGGATATGTCAGTAGTGTAACTGCTAATACATGGCCTATATTTTTTGGAAGAACTGGTATTAATTTGAATATTGCTTCTGGTATAGGTGATACCAATACTAGAATCAATGCTATTACTCAAATGTTTCAAGGATTAACAATTACATCAGTTGTTCCAAGCTTTTCAAGTATTCTTGGTCCTATTAATACTTCAAGCATTATAGGTTTTGGGCATGACGTCGGTGATAGTGTTATATCATTTTATTTTAACGGAACGGGAGGTGGTATTAAAATACCTACTACATTTTCAACATCAACTCCCAGTCCTTATTGGTTTAATTTTAATATTTCTAATGCTTGTAATAGTGATTTATTCACTCTAACTTTAATAGATACAATAAGTGGTTTAACTGCTACTCAAAATTTCACTATGGCGATAGGTAATACAGTGGTTATGTCGCCTAATGACAGATTATTCTTTTTATCTTGTCGAGGTATGGCAAATCCTGGTGGAACTACGGGTTCGGCTATTTCTCAATTTTCCAAATTTCAGTTGAGTTTAAGATAATTTTATAAACCTATTACCTATTAAAAAAAATATTGACTTGTATTAAAATATGATTTATATAAATGTATTTTAGTCATTATAATAATAGGTATTATATATAATAATAGGTATTATATAGAATATGGATTTAATAATTACACCAATTGAACCAGTCTGTCCTGTTACATCATCACCTCGAAATTCTAAAACTCAATGGGTCTCGTGTTGTTTTAAAATCAATCAGCCAGTAACCAAGTACTTCGTACAAATTGGAATTTTATCAGGATTAATAATCTATAGTGCTGTAATGATGGTGATAATGCCAGATTGTAATAGCCAGCGTAATTATTCATCATTATTATTATTTTGTCTCGGTATTCTAGCACCTTCTCCAAAAATGACTTAATTGATATTTAAACGCAATTTTATTATTATACTAATATAGTATATCAATTCATTAATCAATTCATTAATCAATTCATTAATCAATTCATTAATCAATTCATTAATCAATTCATTAATCAATTCATTTTTTAATTCAATTAATCAATTCATTTTTTTGTATATATCATATATACAAAAAAAAAATGGCTGATATTATAAATATAATTAATCTTGTTCTAAAAGCAATGGTGACTATGGAACAAGTTATCAAATTAACAGGTGATGATAAAAAATTATATGTCATATCTTTATTAGAAAAACAACTACCTAATTATGCTGAATACAAAGATATTATACCGATAATTATAGAGTTAGTGATTGTTTTAAGTAGGCAGAAAATAGCAATAAATATTAAAAAAAAATTAGGTTGTTTTAATTAGTAATAATTCAATCAATTCATTTTTTAATTCATTTTTTAATTCAATCAATTCATTTTTTAATTCATTTTTTAATTCAATTAATCAATTCATTTTTTTAATTCAAAAATCAAATCAATTCAATTTACCTATGGTTATTTAAACTACCCGTAATTCAGGGGGAAAACAAAAAAATGATTTTTAGGGGAATATCTTTTTTGAGGTCACCGAGTGGAACACCTTTGTCTTTACTACCTTTTCGACCTTTGTCGACCTTTGTCTTTACTACCTTTGTCGACCTTTGTCGACCTTTGTCTTTACTACCTTTTCGACCTTTGTCGACCTTTGTCTTTACTACCTTTGTCGACCTTTGTCGACCTTTGTCTTTACTACCTTTTCGACCTTTGTCGACCTTTGTCTTTACTACCTTTTAACACCTTTGCTACCTTTTATAAACACCTTTTAACAGGTAATTTTAATTGAACCCCTTTATTTTTCAATGCTTTTTTGATGTTGAATAGTTCTTTTCTTTTTGATTTAGTTTCTTGAATAATATCAATAGTTCCTTTATTAGCTTCTTCATTGTTCGCAAATTTGTCGGCTTTATCAATGTTATCATCAATTTCTTTTCTTAGTTTCTTGGCATAATTGACACACAACTCAACATCATCAATAACAATATCTTGTATAATCGTGATAACTGTGGGTATCTTATTTGGAAGTTTCTTTGCCTTCTTTACTTTCTTTACATTAGTATTATATTTATGTAATAACTCTTTTGTTTTCTCAACTCGCAAAACATCAGTTCTTATTTTATTAATTTTTCTATATTCTGTCATATATTCTATTTTCATCTCTGCTAATATCTTATCTTTGTCAAACTCAATATTAATCTTATTTTCAAATTCATTAACCACTTCATCTTTCACTTCAATCACTTCATTATTCACTTCATTATTCACTTCAATCACTTCATTATTCACTTCAATCACTTCAATCACTTCATTATTCACTTCAATCACTTCAATCACTTCATTATTCACTTCATTTTTTAATTCATTAATCACTTCATTGTTTAATTCATTAATCACTTCATTGTTTAATTCATTAATCACTTCATTGTTTAATTCAGTAGTTGTTACAACTTCAGTAGTTACAGCCTTTGTTTCAATTACTTCATTCTTTTTTAAATATTCAATAATATTCTTATGAACTTCCTCTAACGTGGATCCAGAAAAGGAAATATTAATATTAATACTTGGAATAGCACCAGCAACAGGGGCTGTAATTACTGCCTTTTTACATGGGGTTTTTCTTGCCATATGTCGGTTAAAATTGCACTTTTGGTCGAATGATTTCTGGCAGATTAAACAGGTATGAATCGTCATTTTGAGGTCTTGTATAATCTCTTATACTATACTACATAGTTGCCTTTAAGCCATTAATTCAATTGAATTGATTGAATTGAAAAATTGAATTGATTGAATTGAAAAATTGAAGTGCTTAAATAATTTGTAGTTTGGTATCAGCATAGTTATGGTAATAAGTGCTGATATGGGAATTCCCATATCTGAA